GCATTGATAAGGTCTACTGAGTGACCCATAGCTGTGTAGTCTTGTGCTATTTCTTCTGCTGTTTTTTCTATGTCTGGCATTTTATTCTCCTTTTAAGTTATTAGCCATTTTCTAATGCACTTAGTCGTGCTTCAAGTGCGTCATTCTTTGCTGACAGTTCTTGTATTGCTTTTGTTAACATAGGTATAAGTTCTGATGGTGCTAATCTTTGTCTTCCATCTGACTCATCTTCTGACCACATTTCAAAACCATTTTGTATTTCAGAATGGTTATCTATTACAGATTTAACTTCTTGTGCAATAAAGCCGTGTTGTACTTTATCACCTCTACCCATAACTCTTTCATCAGAATTAGCAACATATGCTCTATGGTTAGATGGAACATCTTTTTCTTTTTTCCATTTAAATGTAACTGGTCTTAAATCATTTATAAAAGATAAACCTGCTGTTGATGTAGTTATTTCTTCTTTATATCTTTCATCTGATGGTGCTGTAATAGAAGTGCCACCAAATGCTATATTAGAATCTGTTCCATCTTTACCAAATGTAAAGTTGGAATCTCCAGTTCCAATAACATTATAACCCATAACTATTTGGTCACTACTAGTTGTAGATGATGTATCAGCAAAAGAACCAATAACAGTATTTCTATTACCATTAGTATTTCTGTCATGTGTCATAGTTTGAAAACCAAGACAAGTATTATAAGAGCCATCTGTTATATCTTGACCTGCTCCGTGACCCACTAATGTATTAGAAATTCCAGTTGTTATGGTTAATCCTGCATTGTAACCAAGTGCTGTACAATCAGTAGCTGTAGTTAAGGCATTTAAAGATTGATGCCCAATACCAGTATTGTCAGAACCAGTAGTACAATTTGTTAGAGCAGTTTGCCCGATGGCTACGTTATTAGCTCCAGTGGTATTGTCATATAGTGCCTGAAGACCTATTGCTATGTTGCTAGATGCTGTGGTGTTGTTTGCTAATGCTTGATGACCTAATGCTACATTACTAGCACCAGTTGTGTTTCCATATAAAGACTGATACCCAATAGCAGTGTTGTTTGATGCTGTGGTGTTTGAAAACAAAGACTGCGAACCTACTGATATATTAAACCCACCAGTTGTATTTGCACCTAATGAATGTAAACCAACTGCTGTGTTGTTCGTACCACTTGTATTTGCATCTAAAGACACAGACCCAACGGCTGTATTATTATTACCTGTATTTGATAATAAAGCATTTTTACCAACTGCTGTATTGTTTGATGCTGTGGAGGTACTGTTTAATGTATTTTGCCCAATAGCTACATTACTTGCTCCAGTCGTAATTCCATTTCCTGCTTGATAGCCCAAAGCAGTATTGCTTGTACCTGTAGTAAGATTATACATAGACTCAAAACCAACTGCTGTATTGTAGGTTGTTTGTCCACCAGTAAAGTTTTGTGTGTATAATGCAGAATATCCTATAGCTACAGTTCTGTTGCCTGTAGTGTTTGAACGTAATGAGTTCATACCCAATGCAGTATTGTTTGCACCTGTAGTATTACTGTAAAGTGAAGCCGTTCCCATAGCTGTATTATTTGATGCTGTGGTATTTGAGATTAAAGCATCACCACCGAAAGCCACATTGTATTGACCAGTAGTGTTGTTTTTTATTGCTTGATATCCAACTGCTGTGTTGTAAGTTGCTGTGGTATTTTGGTCTAAGGCATCAAAGCCGACAGCAGTGTTATAACTTCCTGTAGTGTTAGCGTCTAAAGCATCTCTACCAACGGCAGTATTATGAGTACCTGTAGTATTCACAAGAAGTGCAGTATGACCAACAGCAGTGTTATAATTACCTGTAGTATTTGCTGATAAAGCATTATAGCCTACAGCAACTAGTTCTATACCAGTGGTATTGCTTTCTAATGATGTTGTTCCTACAGCAGTATTTTCAGCAGCTGTATTAGCAGTCAGTGAACCCCAACCAACTGCTACACTGTCATTAGATGTAGTGTTAGCATCAAGAGCATTCATTCCTACAGCTACGTTTCTAATTCCTGTAGTATTTGCAAATAGTGAATTATAACCCACTGCCGTGTTGTTTGATGCTGTGTTATTATATAAAGCACCTTGCCCTAATGCACTATTGTTAGAACCCGTGCTGTTTAACCCAAGAGTGTCTCTTCCAAACCCTGTATTAAAATTGCCCGAAGTATTAGTGGTTAAAGATGCGTGTCCTACAGCCGTGTTGTAGTTACCCGATGTAAGTGCATCAAGTGCTGCATCACCCAATGCCACATTATTCGTACCAACTGGATAATTGCCATCCAACTTAATAGTACCGCCGTCTATGCTGACATTACCAGCTACTGTAAGTCCGTCTGTAACTGCCGTGCCTGTTACGTCAATGCCTGTTGAGGTAGTAGCTAGTTTAGGACTAGCATCGTGGTAAAGTGTTACTGCACCATCAATATCAAAAGTAGCCATCAACTCTGATGTTCCTTTATCAATACTTACACCAGTGCCATCACTTGTTATATGTAGCTTCCCTGTACCAACGTCTCGTACATAGCTATTTGTAGCATTGTGATAAATCTGTAAGTCAGCACTGTCACCTAACTTAATGATATCATTGTCACCCATGTTAAGGTGAGTTTGTAATGTTGTCTCACCTTGTACGTTGAGTGTGCCGTCTATATCAGTGTTATCAAGATTGGTTGTTCCATCTATGTCAGCGTTTCCACTAACATCAAGAGAACCAGCATCAACCTCACCACTAAACGTACCTGTAGTTGTGTCAATAACAGTTGCAATTATATCAGCAGGTTTCTTACCTATATATGGCATATTATGTTATCTCCATTATACTCATAGTAGCACTAATCTTATCAGCTATAGAAGAAGAAACTTTTACTACGTCTGTTGTCTCTACAACTATTTTATTACCAGACATAATCTCTAAACTACCACCAACTGGAATAGGAGCATCTTTAATCACAGTTGATGTAACACTTGCACTTGTATCTTCAATTTCAACGGTAGCCGATACTTGAGCCGTATGAACATTACAAAGAGTCAATCCTAATATTATAGTGGTTGTCGAACTAGGAACTGTATACAAAGCATCTGTCTGATTAGCAGTTGTAGACATCACTGCATTGTTTACTAATTTAAATGTATTTGCCATTCTTTATCTCCTATCCGAGAGCAATCGCAAGGGCAGTTGCTTCATCAGATGCTTCTGTTAATGTTGTTGCACCTATATCATTCAATACCTCACTAGCACTGCGACCCTCTACACTTGTGCCATTTATTCTTAAAAAATCATCATCTGCTACAGTAGAATCTGCTACCAAAGTATTACCACTTGATATACCAGTATTTGTTAAGGCGGCTGTACCAAGACCAAGTGATGTTCTGGCAGTAGCTCCAGATTCTGCTACAAAATTATTTCCGTCACCTACAATAAAGTTTCCATCAGTTACGGCAAGTCCTGCAACATCTTGTAGTTGTGCATCTAATCTTGCATTAGCAACTGTTCCTGTAAGTTGACTTGCATCAATGCTTTTATTTGTTAAAGTTTGTGTGCCAGATAAAGTTGCTACAGTGCTATCAATAGCTACAGTAAGTGTATTAGAAGAACCACTTGTATCAATACCCGTGCCACCTGCAATATCTAAAGTTTCACTATCTAAATCTATACTTAATGCACCACCTGTATCACCTTGAAAGTCTAGGTCTTGTGCAGTTACTTGAGCATCTACATACGCTTTAATAGATTGTTGTGTTGCTAAAGATGTTGCACTGTCAGAAGATAATCCATCTTCATCAAGAATAGCTGTAACTGTTGCACCACTAGCTAGTTTTAAATTACTGATATTTGTTACGTTACTTGCATCTAAAAACACTGCCTTCGCAGCTGGTAATGTGCAGAAAACTGTTCTTGTACCTGCCGCCCAATTCACAGCACTACCAGAATTAGAACTGGCTAGTATTGTTGTTCTTGCTAATGTGGTACCAGAAGCAGTAAAAGTACCAAGACCAACCTCAAAATCTGTGTTGTCGGTACAAGCATAATATGTTGTATCTCCATCACTAAGATTGGCAGTAAAAGTCTCAAAACCAGTAACGGCTCCACCTAGGGTATAGGTACCCGTTCCACTGGTAGTGGTTGTTTCTTTTACTCTATCTGATATTACTAGTGCCATTACTTCAACTCTATTGTCAGATTCCCTGCATTAATTCTAAATATATCACCATCAGCTATTACTTTATTAACATCTAATGCACCTACAAATAAAATATTACCACTTGTTAAAGCATCTGCTACAAATACATGTGTTATTGTTTCTGTTGTGCCACCAGATGCTGGGTATTCAATACTAGCAGAGTTAGTGGCAGTTTGGGTGTCTGTTGAATCATCACCTATTGTAGTCCAGTTTGCAGCTGTTACTTGTTGTCTTGCATAGTTTGTAAATGTCGCTTCTGTTAAAGAACCTGTTTCTGCGGCAGATACGGCTGTTGCTAGTCCTACATAAATACTGTCTCCTGGACTAGAAAAGCTAAGAGAGTTATTTTTGAATATATAATGTAATATCCTTCTCTCTAAATAATTGGTTGCTGCATTTGATGTTGCCATTTTTAACTCCTATGTTCTTGGTCTAGAAGGTAGACCCATTCTATAGCCATCTGTGTTTTCTCTTGCTTCTCCAAAGTCTTTTAATCTTTCTATATAAAAAATGTAATTTTTTTCATATTGAGCTTGAACATCTGGCTCACCTTTCATAAAGTTGTATGCCTCTATTAAAGAACCATAAAGCAATGCAAAAGGTGCATTTGTACTAATCCAAGTTGTGCCACCATCAGCTCCTGCGGTCAAACTATCTGGTCTGTAATAATAATGTAACTCAACAGTGTAGTTTGCATCAGGAGTTGGTGCTACAATAAAATTAGAAATATCAAACTGTGCATAATACCTTGGCTTTCCTGTAGAAGAAGAACCATTGTAAGCCTCTTGTAAAAAATTAACATCTTTATGAAGCAAAAATTCTTCACTACCTGCTGTAGTTATTTGAAGAGAAAATGAAGAAAGATAATCTGATGGTAGACTTAAAAATTTATCATTTAAAGAAACAGCAGATGTTACGTTTTTTCTAAAGTAATCTAAATCTACAGATTTAAATATTTTTTCTTCTGCTGCTTTAATAAAATTATTTAAATTGTTTACAAAAACAGTTTCATCATTATCTGTATAATCTTGTATAGCTGTTTTTAATGTTGCTAATGTAAAACTCATTAATTTGTTATAGTGACAGGGCCTGCTGAAGCAATGCCACCACCTCCCTTTTGTGTTATGGTTGAAGTAGAACCACTATCAAATGTATAATTATTATCATCTGTTTTTGTTATCGTAAAGCCACTTTCAGAATTTAGAGTTGTGCTAGAAATGTTACCTATAGAGGACACATTTCTAAACCTAACAGTGTCACTTGATGACCTTCCATGATTAGGTTCGTTAACGCTTATTGTTGTTGAAGATATTGTAATAGTAAAAGCATTTAAAGGTAATATGTTAGGAACAGCAGTTTCTGTTCTGTCTGGTCTTGCGTTTCTTAGAGCTTCTGGATCAGTTGGTATTCTTGGAGGTGTAAGTTGAGGATGTTTTTCTTCATATTCATCTTTGCCAACAAATGAACCATTCCATTCTTTGCGCATATCTTTAATTCTATATCTAAATCCAGAACGATCTGATACTCCAAAAGCATGTTTACCAGACGCAAAAGCTCCCATTATCCCACCTTATAATAATTAAGTTGCGGTGTTACTGTAAAACTTGATCTATCTCTATCTTCACCCATAGCTCTTTCAAATTCTTCTTCATAAACTGTTTTTAATAATTGTATTCTGTCAGGAGCTTTTTTCATTGATATATAATATGCTAATCCAGCAGTTAAGCATGGGTAAAATCTAAATGGTATTTCCATTGTGTTCACTTGACTATCAGCATCTTGCATTCTAGTCAAAGCATCATAAACTATAACATCTGTACTGTTTTCAGGACTGGGCCAAATTTTTAAATTAGGAGTTATTTGTCTATCAAGAAAAAATTGAGTTGGTCTACCAGTGGTTGTTTTTGTTGGTATAGCTAAATAAGTATCTCTACTAACTCTGCTCATGCTAAAATCTGTGCCACTTCTTCTAACAACAGCAGACAATATATCAATTACGTCAGATCCTAATGAATAATCTGCATCACTTGCTGTTAGCGCTTGTGTTCTTTGTTCTATTGTCCATTGATTTAAACCTCTATTAGCCCATTCCGCTAACATTAAATTCAAAGATCTTTTTGCTGTTTGAAGATCATATCCAGTGCGAACTTCTAAACCACATCTTTCAAATGCTTCTTCTATGTATTCAACTACGTCAAGTTCAAAGTCTGTTGAATTAGATGTTGTCATTTCTTTTTTCTCCTAAGAGATTTAACTCTTCTTGGTTTACCTGCGGGTTGCCCTAATTTATTCTTTTGATTTATTCTACTTCTTTTTTCTGCTGCTGTCATCTCTGATCTAGTTTTAGGAGTTTTTGAAGATATTCGTTTACTTGGTCTACAATAAGGAGTGCCTCGTTTTTCTCCTTTTTTACGACCACATGCCTTGCCCGTTTTAACGTCTTTCCAATCTTCTTTAAACCATCTTTTAAGAGCTAATCCAGATTTTGTTTTTCTAACAGCCATTATCTATACTTTGTAATTTTTCTTCTATTTTCCATAACGATACCACAACCACGAGCTATATTTTTATTTTTAGCAGGTCTTTTACGTTTTTGCTTGGTAACATTACCACCATTTTTTAATTCTACGACACCACCTTCTGCTTTTTTCTTAGCGTTACCATAATTAGACGCACCAACCTTTCTGCATTTTGCAATAGCTCCTGAAGCATAAGCTGATGGAAAAACTCTGTAGCGAGCTTTAACTTTTCTGTAACAAGCGTCTTTTGGCATTATTTTTTACCTTTACATTTTTTTTCTTTTTCTTTTTGTTCGGTGGCTTTGATATTTGTTGACTCATTTGCGATCTACCCATAACCATCTAAAATACCTTTTCAAGTACTGCAACAACTATAATGACACCATAAATACCCCATATCCTACTATCTAAAGATTTAAGTTTATCTTGTATTTCTGCATATCGCCTATTACATTCACTTTCGTGTTTTTCTAATAATTTTAAAACATCATCAGCTTTCATTTAACATTTCCACCTTCTTCTTGCTTGCCTTAAACGGCTATTAGGGTTTTTTGCTGCTTTAGGAAACTTTTTCATCTGTCCTGCACTTCTAGCACAATAAGACTTTCTTCTTTTTGCCGCCTTACTTCCTGCTTTTACTTTACCTGTTACGGCAGTTTTTAATTTACTTCCAGGGTTTTCTCTTCTATATCGAGAAACACCAGCCTTAGTCATTCCCGCACCACTTTTAGTGGAGCGGAAATACTTTTTAGTCTTTGGAGGTTGTTTGTCTTTTGCCCTAGCCATTATGATAAAAACAAAGTAAGTTTATTACCACTGCCAGTGAAGCCATGTATATACGCTCCATTTTCAGCTAGCACACCTGCATCTGGAATGTTTAAGGTATGAAGTCCAGTAGGAAAACTTTGAAGCAATATAGTTGCTCCACCTGATCCATCTTTAATAGTCAACACACCAGCGGCATTACCAAATATAACAACTTGTCTTATTCTTGACCTTGCAGGACCTACAACCGCAGCGGCATCACCTTGGTCGTGGTTAAAGGCTTTTACGTCAGACCTAACTGCCATGATAACCCCCTATTATTGATCAGCAAAAGCAGGTGCTGTCGCAGATACTACGTTACCCCAAATATACCAATTTGTTGAATCCTTAGCCATGATATTAATTTCCATAATACCAAAATCAGTAAGTGTTAATTTTGAGTTTGAATTACCATCTGCATACACTGATACGTTATCTGCATTAGTGTCTAAGTGCTGCACACCACCAATAAAGAAGTTGGTGTCTGAACCAGAATCAATTATTAAATTTTCTGTTTCTTCAGCTGCGCCACCATATATAAGTTTAAAGGTGGCTCCTGCTGTTGGGGATGGAAGTGTGATTGTTCTATTAGCTGCTACAGCTGGTACAACCATTGTTCTTCCACTGTGTGTTGCATTATCGAGTGTTTTGTCCTCGTCTGCTAATGCTACTGGTGCATCACCCATAGTCATAACTTCTGTAATAGTTCCAGTTGTTGTGTTTTTACTAATAGTTTTGATTGTGCTTTCAGATCTAATAGGACCTGAGAATGTTGTATTAGCCATGTTAATCT